TCACCTTATGGAACCTACTCAAACGGAGTTACAATCATTACGGTCTAAATTAAATCCAGAAATGTTTGAAAGATTTCTCAAATCTTTGAAGCGTTTTGCAGAAGCAGGGATGCCAAGTGTATCACCCGAAGCCCTCGCCGAGCGCGAAGCGACGTGCCGCGCCTGTCCCGAATGGGACGCTCAGGCACTCAACGCCACGGGCCGCTGTCGTAAATGCGGATGCTCGACATGGGCAAAGCTAAGAATGGCCACCGAGCGATGCCCGATAGGAAAGTGGGAAGCTGTTGACAAACCTACCAACTAAATGGCACGCGACCTTTATATTGACATGACAAACCGCAGGCTGGCGACAAGCCTTACCAGCCTTGCACCTGCGACCGCTCCGCGATTCGTGAAGGGCGACAACGGCGAAATTAACCTCTATTTTCTCGAAGCCACAGGCAACGTGTCCGCACCTTTCAACGTAGTTGATATGACCGGAACAACGGTCAAATTCGGCGTAGGAACAAGGACTGGAACGCCTGCCAGCGGCACGTTCACGCTCTCCTTTGGCGGTGAAACAAGTGGTGCTATTGGATTCTCCGCAACCGCCGGCGCGATCTCGTCCGCGCTCAATTCGCTCTCAGCAATTACGAGCGCAGGCTCGGTATCCGTAGACGGCACAATGGCAACCAACTTTGTCATTTCATTCAACTCCGCAGGGACGCGATCCGCGATCACAGGAAACTTTGCGCGTCTGATACCAACCACATCGGCACTTGTTGACGAGCGGCTCGCAGGAGACGCCACAACCGCCGAAATTCAAGAGTTGCAACTACGACTCGCTCCGGCTGTTTATCAGCCGACATGGACTGATCTGGGCACGGCGCTTACGGTTAGCGTTGCCACGACCATTACCGGTTCGGCAATCAACAACGAAGTGCAACGGATCTCATTTTCACGAGATCCATACTTAGGTAGCTACCGAGTAACGGTTCCCACCTACAATGTGGACATCGCATCGACCGTGACGGACGGCGTATTTATTTCGGCAACTAACCACGGACTTACGCTCTCTCAGCCTGTGGTGCTAACAGGCTTCACGGCTCTTACTGGCTACACCGCCGGAACTCAATATTTCGTTCGCTCAATACCCGAAACAACCCAGTTCTTGCTTGGAACAACAGCGGGAGCCGTTGCAATAACAACCGGCACAGGAACGGTGACGACGGGAAGCGTAGCGACCACGATCCTACGCCAGACCGACCCGCTTGACGCAACAACAACCGCATCGGCCTTGCAAACAGCGTTGCAGTCACTCGACTCCATCGGTACAAACAACCTGACCGTGAGCGGCATCCTAGGTAATTATTTCGACGTCACATTCGGCGGCAGCAAGGGCTTTGCTGATCTTCCGACTCTACAAGTGCAGAGCGGCCTAACTGCCATACCAGGTAAAACAGCAGCGGTCAATTTCTCGACATTCGGAGTGCGAGATTATTTGCTCAACGCGACAAGCGCAACGGCTGATCTTGAGATCGAACTGACCGAAAGCGGCGAACGCAACACGATTATTTTACAATCATGCACGCTCACCGAGGAACTCATCACACAAGCCAGCTTGACGTAATGGAGAGCCACACTTTCCATTCTCTCGTCGGAACGTCCGCGCCCGCTGCCGCTGTATTGATCTCGTTCTCGGAAGTCGAAGCATGGCTTCGCATTCTTTCGCTTCTGATGGGAATTTGCATCGGTGCAGTTTCGCTGTATAAAATGACTCGACCTAAAAAACCATGAAAACACTACTCTCGAAATTGAAGGAACCGTCCACCATTCGCGGGGTCGCGATAATCGCTTCCGTTGCCGGTTTGAGCCTAGACCCGTCGAAGTGGGACGCGATAGGGGCGGCGCTGGCCGCGATAATCGGACTTATCGAAATCTTCCGCAAAGAAAAATGAGCGCCAAATCCATCGCGCTTTGGATGATAATTCTTTCATTCGCGTTCTTGGGAATGGCGCTTTTGACTTCATGCTCTGGAATGAATAACCCGTCGTTATGCGTCAAAACGGATTACGGCACATTCTGCTACGAACTCCCAGACATCCAAGGCTTGAAAAAATGACCTTCGACGAACGCAGCGAAATTCAGCTTGCAACGCTCCACCCCGAAGCTCAAAAGGCCGCCCGCGCCTTTTTAGGCGTTGCAAAGGTCATCGCTGCAAAGGTGGGCTGTGACGTTAAGATCATCTCCGGCACTCGCTCATATATGGAGCAGGACGCGCTCTACGCAAAAGGCCGCACGACCCCAGGGAAGAAAATCACGATGGCGCCTGCCGGCCACTCAAATCACAATTTCGGAATCGCTTTCGATATCGCCATTTTCCGCGGCAAAGAATACTTCGGAGAGCATCCGCTCTACAACGAGCTAGGCACGCTCGGCAAATCGCTCGGCCTTGAATGGGGCGGAGACTGGAAATTTGTTGACGAGCCGCACTATCAGCTGCGCCCGCATTGGGCGAAGGGAATGACAGAGCGAGAAATGCTTTCCATTCTCCGCACTAGAGTATCGAAAAAAATAGACATCCTTGCTTGAAAAAAAAGAGACAACCGACGGTTGAATCGGAGCGTGCGGAAGCACTCGCGGAAGCGAAGCGCATCCTGTCCGAGCATTACGACTGCGGGTTGACCATCGTCTCTTGGGAACAGGGCGGGGAGACGCATCACGGGGAGTTTGTTTTCGGTAACAAATACGCCGTCGAAGGACTAGCTGGCGATTCTTTCAGCATTTTATTTCCAGACTTGGAAGAAGAAGAGGAGGACGAAGAAGCATGAAGATGACACTTGAATACGACGAAACCGAGCGATACGAGCACGAAGTGGCCTGCAAGGCGCTTGATATTTTGATCTTGGTGGATGACATCGACCAAGAGCTTCGATCCGCTCTCAAGCACGAATCTGGAGCGTTTGCTAAAATGGACGAAGACACGATGGAAGCTGTCCGCGCTTGGATATGGGAGCAACGGAGCGACCGCAATATTCCAGAACTAAAATGAAGGGATGGAAAAAATGGATGGCAGTCGGATGCTCTCATGGGGATCAAATCGACCCAGAAGCGCGCAACGCCGTCTTAAAATTCCAACAGCACTTTCGCCCCCAGACCACTATCCATCTAGGCGACTTCCTGGACTTGGCCGCTTTCCGTTCCGGCGCTATCTCAGATCCGAACTCAAGCGACCGCGCAGCCAGCATCAGCGATGATCTCAGCGCCGGTATCGACTTCCTGCACGAACTGCGTCCGCAGCATATTCTCTACGGAAACCACGAAGCGAGGCTCTACAAGCTCGCATCGTCTCCGAACGCGCTAGCGGCGCACGCCGCTACGCTCACGATCCAAGCTATCGAGAAGACCGCAAAGGAACTCAAAGCGAAATTATACCCGTATCACATTCGTAGCTTTTACGAACTAGGCGGATGCAAGTTCCTGCACGGATATATGTATAATGTGCAGGCCATCCGAGACCACGCAGAAACCTACGGTCAATGTGTTCTCGCGCACCTTCACCGCGTAGGCTGGGAACGCGCACGCACGCTTGACGGGCCTAGCGGATATTGCGTCGGAATGTTAGCACGTTTCGATATGGAATATGCAAGCACGCGCCGTGCAACATTCGCTTGGTCACAAGGCTTCGCGTATGGCTTTTACAAGGACAATTCGATCACCGTCAATTTATGCGAACGAAAAATAAATCAGCCGTGGCTGTTGCCGCTGTAAATAAAGCCTGGGAGAGCTTCTACGAGACGACCAAAGTCGAAAGTGAGAAAGACCTAGCCAAGCAAGGCTGGAAGACGATCCGCGCTATTGCGAACGAGTCAAAGTTGACCATCGCATCAATTTCTTGCCGAGTTGAAACTGCTCTTGGGAAGGGGATGCTTGAATCAAAAAAGGCAACGATACAGACGAATCAAGGCGCTCGCGAGGTAAATTTATACCGCCCGATCTCAAAATAAAAAAGCCCGAAGAAGCGCATTGGCATTGGTTGCGCTCATTTGTAAAGACTTTTCCTAAGAATTATTTTCGCACTTCGCGAATTATTTTCTTTTCATCTTTGCGGAGATGAAAGATGGTTTGCACATCGAAAGCGAAGACCGCTGACGAAGAAACAAAAACAGAAAACCAAAAATGAAAATCAAAGTTGCACTAAACACTAAAGGCCGCGAACTCTCCAACTCCCTAGACAAGGTTAATGGAAAAGCCAAATCAGCCACAGCCACAGCGATGGACATTCTTAACGCGACAGAAATCGCCGAAAAGCAACTCGCCGCATTTGGAATTGCTAAATCATCACGCATCGGGGCAGAACTCACATACACATCCGGCGGCTCGGTGGCAAAAGCCTACAAATACACACGTATCGCAAATCGGATCAAAGCGGTTCGCGGTGGATCTTATTGGTATGTGACCAGCATCGAACGCGTTGAGTTATTCCCGAACCAAGACGGTGGCATCAAAGTCGGCTTAAATGCCGATCAAGAAAAAACAGCACTCGCTGGTGTCCGCGCAAAATTCTACACACTCTAATTTTTTAAATATATGGAACCACTCACATTTCTCGCCCTCTTCGCCACCTGCACAACTTGTGCATTCATTGCCGGATATCTTATCGGCAACATTAAAGCCACCTGCGAGTCAGAGCAGGCTCGCCGCTGGTGGATGAACCGCCAGATCAAACGGGAGCGCCGCTAGTGACAGCCGAAGAACTACATGACGCGGAATGCCAATTTACCCGCAATATCCTTTGCGGGATGATACAGCAGACCGTTGCCGACCTTCAAAGCGAAAAGGTCTTTAAAAGCAAGCAACTGAACGAAGAACAGGAGCTCGATAGAAACTCGGCAATTCATTTCATCCGCTCCAAAGCATTCCAAGGCATTTGCGACGTTCTCGCCCTGCCAGCCGACAAAATTAAAACAAGAGCTTTAAAAAATGATACTCGCACTCGATCCCGGAACGACTCACAGCGCGTTCGTACAAT